AGCATAGCGTTCACTTAGTTTAATAAACATCTTACCTAGATTTTCAGTAATGCGCCCGTGATCTTTGCTGAACTTGCCTTTGCTCACAGTGCCTTGCCAATGGCTCTTTCCTACACAGATCAATTCGTCGGTGTCGTCATATTTCCAATGTTGGAATGGGGGAAAGTTTACCTTGTCATGAGCATCTGCTGTGGTTTTAGTAGTCTTCTTTCTACCTGGAGATAAAGGAACATGCTCAAATGTCATGATCCTTATAACGATGTCTGTCTTTGGTATTTTTTTATAGTCTACTATAAATTCGGCTAGTTTACTTTTCTTATCTCCAGCCAGTCTTGCGGCAGCAAATGCAAATAGTCCGAGCCGTTTAGCCCTATTACGCTTGGCCTCAGCCATTGTCCTTACATTAATTTTATCTAAATTAGTTAGGATTATGTCGTGTTGGCTGTATTCTGGCTGTGTAAAAATACTGAAACTGCATTTACTTCTATGTATCTCTGCTAGTAAATCTCTGTTGTTTAGGTATTTTACTCTACGGCCAGTGGGTGATGTGATTATGGTCATTTTTATGACTTCTCCTTTGTGTAAGTATAGCAGGATATATAGCAAAGTCAACCGATTAGTTAACTATACATATTATTTATCAGGTAAATATCAAAAAAGGAATTATTCTATGGCAGAAGGATTAACTGACGCAACTAAAATTGGTATTGCCGCTGTAGCTGTTGGTGGTATCTTGGCGCTGGTGAAAGGAACACCAGGACAAGGAACTGATCCAAATGCGGTTCCTGAGTCAGTAACATGGTCCGGAGAAAAAGACTTTAGGGTTAAGATTAAGGTGCCTGATTCTTATATAACAGAATTCACTTCTAGTTATAATAGCGAATTACAACGCCTCGGAGGTATTATATTTCCTTATACTCCGTCAATCAGCTTTGATACAAGTGCTAACTATTCTAACATGGCTCCTATGCATTCTAACTATACTTACTATTCTTATCGGAATAGTCAAGTAGGTGCTATCTCTATTAGTGGTAGATTTAGTGTAGAAAATGATGTAGATGCGGTGATATATCTAAGTACAGTTCATTTATTAAAATCTTTAACTAAAATGAGATTTGGCACAGATAGTGATGCCGGTGCGCCTCCTCCTGTGTGCAGATTATTTGCGTATGGGGACTATATGATGAATAATGTCCCTGTTGTGGTTTCTAGTTTTAAACAAGATTTTCCAACTGAGGTGGATTATTACAGACTTAATTCTAGAGAATATATCCATCCATTTGGTCAAAATTTTGTTCCAATTATGTCGTCTTTATCATTGACCTTACTGCCAATGTATAGTAGATATGAACAAACAGGGTTTGGTGTTGATTCTTTTCTTAAAAGTAATGCCCTTCGCAAGGGAGGATTCTTATAATGCCTGCCTATTCTAAAACAAGTCCTTATTATTCAACAGGCCTCGGATCGGGCTATTTAGATTTCATTAATTTTAGGAATATAACCAGCTATGTTGATGATTCTCCGTATGAATTATCTACAAAATATGAACATAGGCCGGATCTTTTAGCTCATGATCTATATGGTGATACTAGGCTATGGTGGGTTTTCGCTGTAAGAAATAAAGATAAAATACGTGATCCTATATATGATATGGTACCAGGCGTGGTTATATTTTTACCTAAAATAGCAACGTTAAAAACTGAGCTAGGAATATAATATGTCAGTAGCTTTGACTGAAAAATTTAACTTGGTAACCGCGTCAAAAAATAAAAACGTTCTACACTATTTTAGATCACAAACAGCACTGTTTCAACTATCTTGCCTTGAACAGGAGACGCTACAATCAAATGATTCAGAAAAACTGGCCAAAGAGATGAATAGTTTCTCTTTAGTAGAATCTGGAGGAATTAACAGGTCCGACGAATACTATAAGCAAAATGCGACATCGGGTACACCAAACCCCGGATTAGCGGGAAAAAACATTAATCTACTTAACACAGGACAACGACAGTTAGATTTTAAATCAAAATTTATAACCATCGATGGTCAATATTTAGATTTTTATTTTGATGATCTTGAGATAGAAACATTGCCAGATTTTAATAAAGACACTGGATTTTCTAAAGCTACTAAAATAAAATTTACGATAATAGAACCATACAGCTTGTCGGGATTTTTACAGACTCTCCAAGCAGGAGCAATTAAAGCAGGGTATGTAAGTTATGTCTCGGCACCGTTCGTTCTTCGAGTAAAATTTATAGGTTATCCGGATAGCGATGATGTAGGAACTGCAGTGGAGATCGATGCTGCTACTCGATATTTTGTTATTAGATTTACAGAAGTATCTATTAGAGCAGATGAATCAGGTACAAAATACTACTGCAAGGCAGTGCCCTTGAATGAATATGCTTTTGGAGAAGCCAATCGACTGTTAGGCAATGTAACTGCTCAGGGAGAAACTATAGGTCAAATATTAAAAGATTTTGAAACTAAAATCAATAATGTTACAAAATATGCTATTTTTACAAAAGCTCCTCAAGTTGATACATACAAAATTATATATCCTACAATCGATGCTAGTGGAGCGATCGACGAAGCTGCTGATAACACGGACATAACCGAAGCTAGAATTGGAAGTCCGTCAACAAGCAACGTGAATTATTCATACGATAGTCCTATTGATCCGGAGCCCCATCCCCCACCTAAAGACAAAAAAATAACTGTAACATTCGCCGCTGGCGCAAATATACACGATTGTATAGCTGGGATAATTCGAGATTCTAGGTATATAACACGGATATTTGAGGGTAAGAAATTAAAAATTGATGCCACAGGATCAGTACAATATTTCAACATTAGTTGTTCAACAATCCCCACAGGGTGGAGCATAGAATTTTCTAGGCCCATTTACCAATATATATTTAAAGTACTCCCCCACCGCATTCACTATTCTAGAATTCCAGAATTTGCTAATAAAAATATTAATCTTAACCAGATAAGAAAACGAGTAAGAAGAAAATATGAATATCTTTATCAAGGAAAAAATTTAGATGTACTTAGATTTGATTTAAATTTTAATTATATGTATTTTCAAGCAGCATCTATTAGCGGAGGCGAACAACAAGTTAGTCAAGGCTCGTCGGCACCACAGTCTACGCCGCCGGGCCTAACTAATCAAGGTAATTTTGCATCTACTGATTCAATAAGAGACAGTGGAGGTAACATTGTTCGATCCGGAGTCAATTTACTCGATCTAGTTATAGCTAATGCTGGTCAAAATACAAGAGCAGGTCAAGAAAGAGAAGCTTACATATATATGGCTAAGAAATTCCACGCCGCGATCTTAGAAAATTTATCACAGAGTTTATTAGAGCTAGAAATATTAGGCGATCCTTATTACCTAAGTCATCAAGGGTTAAATAATTTTAAATCTCAAGCAGACACAGTATATCTAGGAATAACCACTAATGGAGATATGGACTATCAAACAGGCGAAATATATATCGAATTAGCATTTAGAAATCCTATCGATATCGATGCCGACACCGGATTTATGACATTTTCGGATGATATAACTACCTATAGCGGAATATATCGTCTAACAAATGTGGTAAGTAGATTTTCTAACGGTATGTTTACTCAAACTTTAAAATTAATAAGACTAGAAAGGCAAGACGGCGAATCTCACGGAGATGAACTTCCGGACGGAGTAGAAACTAGCACCAACGGTTCAGAAGCTAGTTTTCTTAACAATTTAGCATCATTAGATATTACTTCTATACCAGATATAAAATGGACATAAGATAACATGGCTCTAGAACAACGAAGTTCATTTAAAATCAATAAACCTGGCCCCTATTTAGGGATAGTAAAGAATCATTTAGATTCCACTCGCATGGGAGGATTGGAAGTAGAATTAATAAGAGGGTATACCGGAAATGTGGAAGCTTCGCCCGGTCTATTGGTCCCGTGCTTTTATCTTAGTCCATTTTATGGAATAACTTCAATCGAGCATATCGGGGGTCCTGGGACACGTAAGAATTTTAAAGATACCCAACAGAGCTATGGAATGTGGATGGTTCCGCCTGATATAGGAACAACGGTAATGGTTATTTTTATAGAAGGGGAATACAATCAAGGATATTGGATGGGATGTGTGCCGGAATTGTTCCAAAATCATATGATTCCGGGAATAGCAGCGCAATCGTTGTCTAATGATTGGTTAAGTGAACAAGAACAAATGCTTTATGGAACAACGTATCTTCCTGTAGCCGAATATAACAAAACACAGACTGCTCAAAATCCGCTGTCTCCCGACAGTATACAGAAACCTATACATCCGTTTGCTAAGAAACTAGCTATCCAGGGTCTTTTAACAGACACGGTAAGGGGTGTTACATCCAGTTCTGCTAGGAGAGAAACGCCTAGTGCGGTATTTGGAATTAGCACCCCCGGCCCCCTAGATACGGCAGGAAAAAGAAAACCTATAAAATATGGAGGTAAGCTATCTAGTCCAGTTCCAGTTAATCGATTGGGGGGAACTACTTTTGTAATGGATGACGGGGCTGTAGATGAAAATGGCATTACGACTAATGAATTAGTTCGTATTCGCACAAGAACAGGGCATCAGATACTTTTACACAACACCGATGATCTAATCTATATAGCTAATAGCAAAGGAACTGCATGGATAGAACTTACCAGTAATGGCAAGATAGATATATTTGCACAAGACAGCGTAAGCATACATACAGAAAAGGATTTTAACATACGAGCAGGAAACGACGTCAACATAGAAGCTGAAAACAACATTAATATACATTCTAAAAAAGATATACAAGTTCAGTCCGATAATGATCTTTCAGTGTTGATACAGAAGAACGCCAAAATAACTGCTTATACTGAATTGTTCCTTAATAGCGCAGGAGCAGTTTCTATATTTGGAAAAAATGCTGTTAAGACTACATCAAATACAATACATAATCTAGCATCGGAACTTATCAATAATACTTCTAAAAAGATTGCTAACAATAGCCCGGGCACTCCAGCAGAACAAGCCGGAATTGAGTTTGCTAGTCCTTTAGACCAATACGAGTTGCCGATGCGTAGTGAATCTGCCGGATGGGCAAATAAAATTTACTATAAAAATGGCACGATATCAACTACTGTTCCTAGGGTTCCTACGCACGAACCATGGCCATTACACGAAAACAATATCGATCCAGTAACAGTTAAATAATATCATGCCATACGTAGGAAAAGTAATAACTCCGGTTCAATACAATGAACGTCATACTATAAAACAGAGCCAATTTTATAAAGGCTTCAGTACAGTTGATCCTTCTCGATCGGATTCTAGATTGTATGATTACGAATTATTAAAGCAAGATCTGTTTAATCAATTCAATATAAGAAAAAATGAACGGGTCATGAATCCAAATTTTGGAACGATCATATGGGATTTAATATTTGAACCATTTACTGATAATATTAAATCTCAGATTATAGATGATGTGACTCGAATAGTTTCCAGTGATCCTAGAATAAAAACAATTTCTGCTAATATCGCAGAACAAGAATACGGTATTTTACTGGAAATAACGCTAGTGTTTAAAGATTCGGACCAGTCAGAAAATATAAAATTTAATTTCAATAAAACAACCGGATTAACCACTGTATAAACTGCTAGGTTTATTAATCCAATAAATACGCTATCAATATATTGAATAGCTATGATACCATCCACAACAAATAAATTATTAATCTCAGAAGATTGGAGAAAAATCTATCAGAGTTATCGAAATGCCGATTTTAAAAGTTACGATTTTGAAACTCTTAGAAGGACTATGATTGCGTATCTTCAAGAAAATTATCCTGAAGACTTCAATGATTATATAGACAGTAGTGAATATATCGCTCTTATTGATTTAATAGCTTACCTAGGACAGAATCTTAGTTTCCGCATTGATTTAAACGCTCGAGAAAACTTCTTAGAAACGGCAGAACGCAGAGATAGTATATTAAGGCTGGCTAGACTAATTAGCTATAATGCTAAAAGGAATACTGCAGCAAATGGATTTTTAAAAATATTATCGATTTCTACAACCGATAATGTAACAGATGCTAACGGACTCAATTTAGCAAATCAAACGATCTCGTGGAATGATCCTACTAATAGTAATTGGTACCAACAATTCATATCAATAATTAACGCAGCTATGCCAACTAGTACTGTTGTCGGAAGACCGTACGATTCGGCGATTATAAATGGAATCACTCATGAACAATATAGAATAAACAGTTCAACAACCGGCATTCCTGTCTACGGATTTAGCAGCAGTGTGAACGGCATCAATATGAATTTTGAAATAGTTTCTAGTTTATTTTCAAATAGTACATATGTATACGAAGAGCCGCCGCAGCCTGCTAATAAGTTTAGTTTTATTTTTAAAAACGACAATAGAGGAAACGGATCAGCGAACACTGGGTTTTTTGTACATTTTAGACAAGGTGCGTTATCTTCGGTTCCGTTTACAATAGATAGGGCGGTTCCTAATGAAATTATTTCTATTAATACCCCTGATATTAATAATACAGATGTGTGGTTATGGCAACTAACCTCTGCGGGTGCCTATAGCGACATATGGACTAAAGTATCCGATCTAGTAGGAAATAATTCTATATACAACAGTTTATCAAAAAACGTTAAAAATATCTATTCAGTGATGACTAGAGAAAATGATCAGATTGATTTAAATTTTAGCGATGGTAGTTTTGGAAATCTTCCCAAAGGACAATTTGTTCTGCATTATAGGCAGAGTAACGGAACTTATTATACCATAAGGCCTGAACAAATATCTAACATAAGAGTTAC